ATTCATTTAGATTTATCTAATATTGAAATAATATCTTTGGTTAGGAAAAATACAAATCAATTAAATATGTTTAATTAATATGGTAATCCCATCTAAACATCAAAAGTTTATTGAGTTGGTTGCTGCGGGCAATGACCAAAGCAAAGCCTATTTAAAAGCTATTGCCAAAGCGGGAACATCAGCGGCATCGGCACGACAAAAGGGGTCAACACTTGCAAAGCGTTACGCAGCGCAAATACAAACTGAACGCGAGCGAGTTGGTAAGGTTATTGAAGCGGCAAAGGATAAGTTAGCATCAGATGTTGCCATTAAGAATATCATGAGCAAAACAGAGCGAATGGAATATTTATCAAAGATGGCACGAGGTGAGGTCAAGGTTAAAAAACCGTTTGTGATTGCGGGTAAGATTATGGAATATCCTGCCGACCCAGACCATGCCGAAAGACGTGCCGCCATAGCCGAACTCAACAAAATGGCTGGGGATTATGCGGCAACGAAAAGTGAAGTAAAAGTTGAAACACCATTTGATATTAAAGAAGCACTTAATAACTTTATGAAATGAAAACATTAACAGCATTATTATTAGCACTAACATTATTTAGCTGCTCAAAAGAAAATTTATTGGAGCCTAATCATAAAAATGAAACAAGGCCGCGCGAAACTACAAAAGTAACAATAAACACTTTTGGTTGGATGCATAATTTCAGATTGAAATACAAACGTACAAGTGGATGGATTGACACTGTAATTACTCAGCAAAATTACTCGGTGCAATACCAATGCTTTACAAATGAATTGCAACACCCGGTTACAATCAAAACCATTGAGCGTTATGACAAGGACACCTTGCGATTAAAAGTTACTGTTAATACTACAATTTCACAGCAAGCAACAATTACTAAGTGTGATGCTCAATGTTTATTGCTGCCTAATCAAGCACTTTAAATGAATGGAACGAGTAAGCAAAAAGAGGCTATACTTGCGCTATTTGATGATGTAAACACACTTGTATTTTATGGTGGTGCTGCTGGTGGTGGCAAATCATTCTTAGGGTGTGCATGGCTTTTATTAGCTGGAATGGCTTACCCTGGCACACGTTGGTTTATTGGCCGTGAAGAATTAAAAAGAATAAGACAATCAACTGTAATTACGTGGCATAAGGTGTGTGCAATGTATAAATTTAAAGACTTTACTGTTAACGGTCAAGATAATTACATTCGATTAAAAAACGGATCTCAAATTGATTTATTGGATTTACAATATGTGCCACGCGACCCACTTTATGAGCGTTTAGGGTCAATTGAATATACTGGAGGGTGGATTGAAGAGGCTGGAGAAATAAACTTTGGCGCTTTTGATACATTGCGAACAAGGGTAGGCCGACACCTCAACGATATTTACAATATTAAGCCTAAAATATTGGTTACTTGCAATCCTAAAAAAAACTGGCTTTATACTGATTATTACAAACCATTTAAGGCAAATCAACTCCCAAAAGGGGTTAAATTTATTCAAGCATTTGTACAGGATAATCCACATTTAACTGCCGATTATATTGAAAATCTTAAAAATACCAAGGATAAGGCCAAAAAAGAACGGTTACTCTATGGCAATTGGGAATATGATGATGACCCGGCACAATTAATCGATTACGATTCAATATGTGATTACTTTACAAATGCTCATGTTTTAAAGACTGGAAAAAAATATATTACTGCTGATATTGCTCGAAAGGGTAAAGATACAACTGTTGTACGTGTTTGGGATGGATATGTTTGTATTGAGCGTGTTTCAAAATCCGTTACACTTGTTACAGAAAGTGCCGCAATAATAAAGCAACTATCAATAAAACATGGCGTATCAATGAGTAATACACTTGTTGATGAAGATGGAGTTGGTGGTGGAGTTGTTGATATCCTTCAATGTAGAGGATTTGTAAACAATTCGCGCCCATTGAGAGGCGAAAATTACACAAACTTAAAAAGCCAATGCAGTTTTGTTATGGCAAAGAGAATAGTTGAAAAAGGAATATATGAGCCGCAAAGCGACACCAAAATAAAAGAAACCATCATTGAGGAAATGGAGCAGGTTAAACAAGACAAAATTGATGGTGATGGGAAAGTTGCAATAATCGCAAAAGAAAAAGTAAAAGAATTAATAGGCCGAAGCCCAGATGAATGGGATAGTATAATGATGAGGTCATTCTTTGATTTAACATCCACCCTCGCAATCGGAGGCGCTTAGTTTGCGATTTTCAATAAAATAAATTTATTTTTTGCGATTTATGCAAATAATTATTTATACATTTGCGATAAATATTTATTTCAATGGGAGTAATCCAAAGATTTAAGAGCGCCTATAAAGCATTTACATTTGGACCATCAAACTGGCGCAAGGAAGTTTGGCAGCAAATAATTTGGGATGGTGGATTTATGCCAATTGATTTAGCGAATAACTCAAACTCTCAAATTATACATGGCTATTCACAAAATATTGATGTATATTCAATTATTCGTAAAATAGTTGACATACTTAAATCAACTCCATGGGTAATTGAAAAACAGCAAGCATCTGGAGTGTGGAAAGAATTAAAAAATACACCTATTAACACAGTAATGGATGCTCCAAATAAAACAAAGGAATACACATGGGATGATATTGAGGAAATGATTATCATTTATTTAATTGTTACTGGTAACGCCTATGTAAAAGGCACTAAGGCAATTGGATTTGATGGAATTTTAGAGTTGGATATTTTGCCAAGTAACGGGATTACCATATACAATATTAATACTGATTTCTTTGTACCTAAATTGCAGTATTATTTTAATTTTGGAAGTACATCAAGGGTTTATACAAAAGAAGATTTAAAGCACATTAAATACTTTAATCCCAATTTAATTACATACCAATACGGACTAAGCCCGTTGCAAGTTGCCGCAAACGCTATTCAAGTAGGTAATGAGCGATGGATTGCAGATGCAAGCATATTGGGAAATAAAGGCATTAGCGGTATGGTTGGTGATAAATCTGCATTGCCTTTATTGCCAGAAGAAGCCGATAAGGTAGACGAAGCATTGCGAAAAAGAATTGGAGGCGCTCACAAATTTGGTCAAGTACTTGTTACAAATAAAGATTTAACTTATATTCCTTTAGGGCTTTCCCCTGCTGATTTGCAATTGCTTGAAAAAGGAAAGGTTACAACCAGGGCGCTATGCAATATTTTAGGACTTGATAGCAGTTTGTTTAACGACCCAGACAATAAGACTTACAACAACCGTTTAGAGGCAGAAAAAGCAATGTACACAAATTGCATTATTCCATTGAGCGGTAAAATATCGGAGGCATTATCACAATATATTTGCCCTACATTTTATCCTGATCAAGTTGTTAGAATGAGGCAGGATTTTAGCCAAGTGGAATGCTTACAAGGTAGCAGAAAAGAAGAAAGTGAAGTACGTAAAAATGAAGTTTATGCAATTTTAAATCAATTTCATGGAGGATTTATAACTTATAATAACGGTCTTGAAGTGTTAGGAGAATCAAAAGTTGAGGGAATGGACTTATATTATTGGCAAATGGATGATACTATGAGATCAAAATTTGACTTTAGTAATTTGCGAAATTCGCAACAAGTAAATAATTAATTTGCGATAATCCGTAAAATACAATACTTTTGCAACATGGGAAAAACAAAAACAAAGGCAGAATTAGATAAAATAAAGGCCGAAAGTATTAAAAAACAAGGTAAAATAGTAAAGAAATAATGATAAAATCAATTTACTTTCCAGATAAAGAATTTGCTACAAAAGCAGATTTATTTGATGCTCTTAAAAAAGATGAGGTTAGAATTAAGGCTATTAAAAAAGCTGAAATTATATACTCGCATGAAAGAGGTCATGTAAGTAAATTGAATGTTACTGTTAAGGATGGTGCAAATAAAGCGTTAAACATTGAAGAAGGGTTTATTTATCCTGTTATATCAACAACAAACTACCTTGATTCACATGGAGATGTTCATATTGATGGATGTTTTAAAAAAACAGTAAGTGACCAACAAGGTAAAATATTCTATGCTAAAAACCATGATGTAAGAGTTGGTACAATTATAGCATGGCCAGAAAATGTTGAAATGATGGTTAAAAAATTAGACTGGTCCATAATTGGTAAATCATATACTGGCCAATCTGAATGTTTGATATTCAAAATTAATAAAGAAAATATTGAGGATGATGATGCCGAAGATATTATTGAAAAAAACAGGCCCGTTCAAAATTCAATAAGAATGCAATATGTAAATTTTGTTACCTGCATTGACGATAAACGCCCAGAATATAAAACAGAAAAGGCAAATTGGGATAAGTACTATCCGATTATTGCAAATAAAGAAGTCGCAAACGAAATGGGTTACTTTTGGGCCGTAACTGAATTAAAAATAAAAGAGGAAGGCAGTATGGTAATTAAGGGCAGCAACGATGCAACGCCAATATTGCAAATCCCAAATCCTGAAGAAGAATCAAAATGCAAAAATTGTGGTGCTGATATGAGCGGTGAATATTGCTCATCATGTGGTACCCGTAAAAATATTGAGCCGTCAAAAGACACTCAAAAAAAAGCAGCCGCGTTGGCACTGCAAAAGAAAAATCAAATAATTATTAATCAATTCAAATTCTAAAACAAAATGAAAGAATTATCTTACAAACCGTGCAACGCGAACACGATGAAAATAAAACACGCGAAAAGAAAACAAATGTCAGCAAGAGTTATTCTGTTTGTATTTGTATTATTTACTTGCTTCGGTCTATCTGCAACTGATGGCAAAAGTTCAGTATTAGCTGCTGGAATCAGTTTAGCTACATTACCTGTATTTATGGTTGGTGGTAAATTCAAAGAGTTACAAGGTGAAGAGCTCACTACTTTCTTAAAGGATGCAACAACTGAACAAGTGGCTGAATATCATGAGCAACTTTACAAAATGAGAAAAGAGGCGCTTGATAAAGCTATTGCAGACAAAGTATCTAAAGAGGAAATTGCTCAACTTAAGGAAGATTTATCAACCACAATGAATGAGCGATTTGATTCACTTCAAAAAGCATTGCAAGCCCAGGGATTAGCACTATCTAAAATGGTTGAGCAAGGCGGAAATAAAGGCGCTGCTAAAACATTGGCTGAACAAATTAAAGAAAATTTGGCAGATTTAAAAGCTATTGCCAAAGATGCAAGTTCAAAAGAAATCACATTAACTGGATTCAAAGCCGTTGTTGAACGCGCATCAATTACTAATAACCAGCAAGCATTTGACTTAATGGATATTGGTCAATTAGCGCATAGAAAATTAACGGCCTATGAAATTTTCCCTAAATTAACTGTAACAGCAAGTAATAACAATGGAGTAATTCGTTACTACGACTGGGATGAAGATACAGTTGTTCGTGCAGCCGCAATGGTTGCTGAAAAAGGAACTTTCCCAGCATCAACAGCTAAATGGAAAAAAGGATCTATTTCAATTCAAAAAGTTGGTGATACATTACCAGTTACAGAAGAATTTTTTGAAGATGAGGCAATGTTTGCAGCCGAGTTGCAAATGTTCTTAATGACTAATGTTGATATTGTTGTTGACGATCAAATCATTAATGGTGACAATACTGGTAACAATTTAAAAGGTTTGTTAGTTTCTGTTGATGCTTTTGATGCCACAACTTACGCAGGTACTGTTGACAATCCTACTATTTACGATTTAATTGTAAAAGTTAGCGAAAGTATCACAGTTGGAGGTGGAAGCAAATACACTCCAGATGTTGCCATTATGAACATTGCTGACATCAATAAAATGAAGTTAAGCAAGGATGCAAACCACAATTATATTTTACCTCCATTTGTAACCAGAGATGGAACAAATGTAAGCGGTATGACTGTGATTGAGTGCAACGCTATTGCAGCAGATACAATGGTTGTGTGTGATCGTAAATTTGGCCGTATTTATGAGTACGTTGGGCTGCAAGTTGCAAAAGGTTATTCAGGCACTCAATTTGTTGAGGATGAAATGACGTTGAAAGTACGTAAGCGTTTAGCTTTCTTAATCAGAGAAGCAGATAAAGGAGGTTTCAAAAAAGTTACTTCAATTGCTGCTGACTTATTAGAATTAGCAACTGCATAAAAATGAGAAATGCTAAAAATAAAAGTAATGGGGGCGATGTTAAAATCGCTCCTAATACTAATGGTTCAAATGATCCTAAAGAACAAACAAAACTTGACTATTCTAAAACATATAAGGTTATTGCATTGGTAAGCAATAAATTCTTAAAAGAGAATATTGAGTATAATGTTACTGGTAAATTAGCAGAAAAAATGATTAATAATAATCAAGCAAAATTAAAAGATTAATGAAAAAAACACTATCTATTTGCTTAATGCTGTTGACATTCGCAGCGTTTGCACAAAATATGCCTACTGTAAAAATAACAAAGTACATAGGCCAGAAAACTCTTACAAATAGCAATACTTCTTATTTAACGCTAAGCATTGGTAATTTTTATGAGGTATGCTCATTTCAGTTGGTTGCAACAAAAGTAAGCGGAACGCTAAACGGTTATGCTTCGTTGCAATATTCAAATGATAATACTAACTGGGTTGAGGTTGATTTGTCAGATTCATTGCACATAAGCAATCAGACAACAAACACTAAGATTTTTGTAATTACACATAACAAAGGCGCTTATTATAGGATAGCTGTAGTTGGGAGAACTACGCAATCAATAACGCTTGATGCTTATTTTACTGGTAGCGGTCAAAGAATGACAAAAGTAAATAAAACAATGCTTTCAAGTTATTCATTAACCAGTGATACAATAACAAATACGGGTACCGGATATGTTGAGTTTGCCATTGAAAACTACTATGAAAAGGTTTCTTTTCAACCAGTTGTTACAAGGTTAAGCGGAACTGCTGGCGGAACTGTTACATTGCAAGGAAGTAACAATGGAAGCGATTATGTTACAGTTAGTTCAAGTTATGTAAGTGCCGCAACTATGAGTGTAAGCAACCAAGTGACAAACACAGCTATTTTAACAGTAACATCAGCGCCATATAAGTATTACAGATTAAGTTATACTGGAACTGGCACAATGAGTTGCACACTAAAAGGTTATTTATCAGCATCAAATTAAATTACTAACATGGGTATTTTAATAACAACTGCAGATTTTACGAATGGCGAAGAAGCCGTTGCAACTGATGTTTTTACAAAAGATGAACTAGATGTTGCTATTAATACCTATGAAAGTAAATTGCTTTATGAGTTACTTGGCATTGAATTATATAATTTATTTGTTGCTGATTTAGTTAATAAAGTGCCACAAAATGCAATTTATTTGACTATTTACAATGCTTTCGTAAAAGAAATCAATGATAAGATGGTTACAAGTGATGGTATGAAAGATATGCTTGTTAAGTGGGTACGTTTTCACTATGTAAGGCAACAGCCACAAACAAATACCATTCAAGGAAATACCGAGGCGCAAGGCACAATAAATAAACAGAGCGCAATGAGTTATTCAACTCTTGTTATTCAGTATAATTCAATGATTGAAACATTTAA